CCCGCCATGGATCTGTCCTTCCCACAGGGCGGCAACGCCGCCTGGGAAGCTCAGCTCACTGCCCTTAACGCTGGGGCCGCGGCCCGCCGCTCACGAGCGGCACTCCATATTCCTTATGTGCTCACCAAGGAGCAAAAGACCCGTTTTCGCGAACTTGTTCGCTGTGACGTGGTCTTCGAGGATCGCGTAGAGCACACCCACGCCTTCCTCAGAGCCCTCCACACGTTCGCCGACGCCACGGCGTTCCGGCATGCCGACGACGCCATTGACATTGGCGGCGATCCGCGCAAGAACAAAGTGAGAGGCAATCACGTGTGCATGCTAGTTGACAATGCACGAGATGAGCTCCGTGCAATGAGAGCAGACATGGACCCCAGACCAGATCTTGGCACGCGCTGTTACGGCGGCGCGCAGTGGTGCGACGTCAAGTCCAAGCGTGGGATCAGCATCCACAGCGCCTATGACATCTCCTGGGGCGCGTGGTATGACATCTTTGTTGCCCACGGACTGCAGCACGTTGACGCATGGCTCCTCGAACCCGAGGAGCTATTTGGTGGCGTCAGCGACCCCGTGTACGGCATTAGCGTGCTGACCATGGGAAGCAACACCGTCATGCTGCTGGATGACGCCACAGGGGGCTATGAACACAACACTGTTGAGTGGCGCAAATACAGGCTGTCCAATGGTTACATTGGCGCGGAGTTCAATCTCGCCTGCATCTGCGAAGGCCAGTGGGGCATTCTCCGGAGATACAGCATCTTCCGAAGTCACCGCCCGATGCGGCAGTGGGCGGCGCACGCCGCCGTTGATCGCAGCGTTGCCATCGTGCCATGTCTCGGCGGACCCGAGCTTCGAGTTCCCGTCGAACACTGGGACAATTTGCTTTCCTGGGGGCTCGCCCGCGGGGACGACAAGTTTACGTTCCAATCCATGATGGCGTATGCCCGCGCACTGCGACATCGCCTGGTCATTGGCAACAACACGGTCCACGGAGGGTGGCGTCAGGGAGCAACCGAGCAGCATGAGGTGGTGCAAACTGCTTTCGTTGTCTGCGCAGCGTTGCGTTACACTCGCACACAAACCCTGGCAGCCGCCCTCAAGCGCCTTAAGCACGAGCAAACGCGTTCGTGGTTCGGCGAGTTGGTGGATCGTCTCAAGAACTGGCTCGGCATCCCAGCCATACGCATCCGGAAGTTCCTCACTTTTGACTTGCACAGTCTGCGAGCCGGGCAGGAGACCGCCCGCCCACTCCTGAAGAAGCTGCCGGCTCGCGCCGGCGGCAGCATCAGGCCAGAAGAGGATGAGGACGACGAGCCCGTGGCAATGGAGCTCGTCGATGAACCGGATGCCAAGCTCAACAGCAGCGCGGCCATGGACGCCTACATCACTGCTCTCAAGTCGCAAACCTGTTGTGTCAGCAAGTATGCGGAGCTCGCTCAGGAAGCCTTGGACTTTCTGGACGCTGCAGAACCGCGCGGCGAGCCCAAGCTAACTCTGCTCACTGGCCCACCCGGCTGTGGCAAGTCTCACAGATTTGCCGAGTGGTCCTCGGACCGCAAACGCAACACACTCGTGGTGGTCCCCACACGCAAGCAGAAAGCAGATTGGGCTGCGCGCGGATTCACCGTGCACACGCCGTTGCGCGCCCTCGTGCAGTGCGTTGGATGGCCACTGATCGTTGTGGACGAGTGTAGCCTGATCCATCCGGGCTTCATGGATTGTCTGCGACGTTACAGTGGCGCCGGACAGTTGTACGCCGTGGGCGACATCAACCAGATCGCATTCTGCGATTTCGAGGGGCTTGGGATTGAATTTGACATCCAACGGTACTACGCTGATTGGGAGCAAGAGCACCTGCACATCACCCACAGGTGCCCAATGGATGTAACCAAGGTGCTGGGCAGGTTCTACCCGGACCTCACCACCACCAACCCCCGCCAGGCGTCGATCGTGCGCGGGGTGTGCAACCCCGCAGCGCAGCATTTGTGCTATACCCAAGGCACTAAGGCAAAGCTGGTAGGCCAGCACCCAACCATCCTCACCGTGCACGAAGCACAGGGCAGCACCTTCAAAGCGGTTTGCCTGCATGTGGAGGCAGAGGACGCCACGCTGGTCCGCACCAGCCGAGCGCACAACATCGTTGCCATCAGCAGACACACAGGCAGCCTCGTGGTGTGTGAAAACGGTACCACCGCTTTGTCAGAGTGGTTGGACCCTGCGGCAGCATGCGCAGAGCTGGCCGAAGCGCTGGACCCAGCAGGGGTTATTCTGCCTGAGGACAGCAAAGCTCAATGCTCGCCTGCCGACGACAGTGGAAATTCCGTCCCCCCTGACATGGGCAGTAACATGGACGACCTGGGCGTGACTTTTGGTGCAGATCCGGGCATTGAGCGGTTAACCTCTGCCCAACTGCCCGAGGCCAAGAGAAGTGTTACAGTGCAGCTTGACTCATTCCCAACACTGGACGTGCACAAAGTGGCCCTCACGGCCGTTGCGGCACCTGCATGCCGGCCATCGCGGCCTGCGGACAAGTCCGCGGCCGCAGCGGCTGTCCTCAGTCGCATCACTGGCACCAACAAAAATTGCACCCCCCGTGAGGCCAAGGTCCGCGGGGCTGCAATGCGCAGGGCGTTCAACCAGTGGACGCAGCCGGACTGGGGTGAAGTTCTTGAGGACGAGTGCTTCCTGCGCCTCGCTGAGGCCTTGCGGGCAGCTGCGGAGAAGGACCCAGATCTCAGGAAGCTGTTGGAGGAGGAAGGTCTGCATGACATCGTTGCTGTGGAGAATCATTTGAAGCAGCAGGCGAAGTATGCGGGGGAGCCGTTGCGCAAGGTCAAGGCCGGGCAAGGCATCAATGCCTGGTCCAAGAAGGCCAACATGACCATCGCACCCTTCATTCGGGCAGCGCAAGAACGCTTACTGCGCGCGCTACTCCCGAACGTCACCATGGTCCTGCATCAAAGCGATTCAGACCTCCGGGACTGGATCGAGATGGTGCACACCGGCGCCCCTTGCGTGTGCAATGACTTCACAGAATTTGACAGCACCCAGAACAACGGCACACTGCACTTCGAGTGCTTGGTCCTGGCGGACCTCGGGGTGCCACCCACAATTGTTGCCACTTACAGGGCATTGCGTGAAAGCGCGCGGGTGTCGGCCAATGGTGTCAAGGCAGAGGCATCGTGCGCACGCATGAGCGGCGAGGCCAACACGCTGTTCGGGAACACCATCGTCACCATGGCCGTCAACGCCCTGTTGTGTCCAGGAAAATTTGACTGGGCTGCGTTCAAGGGTGACGATTGCATCATCTGCAACCCAACAAATCGCGCAGATGTTGACATTGTCAGCCTGCAAACTGGCATGCAATGTAAAATGGAGGAGGGGATTACCGCGGAGTTCGTCGGTCTTATCATCACTGATGACGCCGTGTATCCTGATCTGAAGCGGCGAGTGGGTAAGCTGAGCGGCCGGGGTTATCCAAATGACCCCATGGCTCGCGATCAGTTTGCCACCTCTGTCCGTGAAACACTCGCGCTCATGTCACCAGCGAGAGTCGAACATGCATTGCTCGCCAACGCAGCCCACCACAAAGTGAGTCCAGCTGAGGCAGCGGTCTGGTATGACATCATCCAGGCATGTGCAGATGGAGGAATAAAACCTGTAGCTGTTGAAGCTATAGAAGCGCGTCTGGATGAAGAAAGATAAACCGGCTTACATGCCTCGCGCATCGCAAGGCAACAAAGCTTCTCAGGCTCAGGCCCCAAAGCCCAAGCCAAAGAAAACCCAGACCAAACCCAACCGACGCCCCCAAAACAAAGATGCAGCGCAGGACAAACGCATCGCGCGCCTTGAGGCCAAAGTCAGCGGCCCAGAGGTCAAGGAGACTTGGACCACAACCGTCAACCTCGGCACGATCCACGGTGTCGCCGTGGACGGCTTCACCCGTGTGTCCCACACCTTCTTGCACCCCGCGCTCCTCCGCGATGTGGATGCCTCTGCAGCCACCAACCCCACCGCGGTCCGCGCGGCGCAGTACGCTATGTACCGCGTGCATTCCGCGGAGCTCAAGCTGCATTCTTTGGTGGGTTCCTCGGGTGTTGCAGGCGCCATCTGCGTCTGCGCACTTCAGTTGGATTCCTCCACTGGACTGCCGACGTCTTTCGACAGTGTGGCGGCGCGCCAGCACCGCACGGTGTCGATTGGCCAGCAGGGCAGGTTCAAACCAAAGTTGCCCGTCGGTGACGCCTCTTGGATGTACACCGACACGAAGGCGCACACCGGCGCGGAGGCTCTCGGGTCCTCGCTCGAAGTGTTCCTTCTCGGCAGGACCACAAACATCTACACCAACCAGGACTACACCTCACCTCTCTGGCGGATCACCCTCTCCGTCACGTACCAGTTTGCCAACTACAGGCCTGACCTGCAGCTGGCAGAGCTCGCCGCAGCTCGCGAGGAGCACACCCTCAAGGTGTCAACGGACGAAAAGGGTGACGTGGTCGTCGAGACTGGTGTCCCAATGCTCGGTGCCCGCTTCCACACAGCGGCGCCCGGAATTGCCGATGTTGTCCTGTCCCTCGTGGACGTGGCCGGAGGCCTGGCCTCTCAGATTCCAATCATCGGCCCCTTACTCGACACAGGCCTCGCGTTTCTCAAACCGATCCTCTCGGGCAAAGGGAAAGCCGGTGAAACGCACAAGTACCTCCTGTGCGGATCGTTCGACGAGGCCAAGGCCGCGGATGCGATCACGGTTCCTGACAAACTCGACCACACCTACACAGGTGACTTCCGCATCCAGCAGCTCACTCCTGCCAACTTGGGAGCAACTAGTTCAGTTGGACCTTCACCTGAACCCGCACCTCGTGTGCCAGTCCTCCCGAGCTCGCAGATCCACATGGACAACTTGCCCACCCAGCACTTCGGCTTCACCATCCCGGCTTGGACTACCACCGTCAGCCGCGTCACTGAGGCTAATCCAGGGCAATTCACACTGCATCTACGGTACCCGGTGTGCGGGTCCAACGACGACGTCATTGCGCCGAACAAGCCGCGGGTTCACAAGACCTGGCAACTCGCTGGCTTTTCGAGCGAACACGTCTGGCAGTGGACTCTCTGTTCCGGCGGCACCACCAACGGTGCGAATGCCATCATCTCGCACGTTGCCGGCACAACCACACTCGGGTCGGCGGGGCTCCTTGGCTCCGCGGCGGCGCTCGCGGCCGACCCTGGGGTCCTGCCAACGCTGAACGACCCTAACCCAACCGCAGCGCGGGTGGGTTGGGCAGTTGTTGATCGGACCGAACCTGCCACCGATCGGATTCAAAGCGGGGATCTCGTTATGCCCGTGCACTTCAACAACTGGTTCAGCAGCAATGCCAATCAGCGCAAAGCCTCAATCGGCTGGATGTTCTGCCGCCCATCGACGCAGACCATCTTTGTGATTGGCGCCTACAACGTGCCATCCGGTATGTCATCTCCGGGTGACGGTGTGGCTCATTTCTACACTGTCACAAGCACAGCTGGCTTCACAACCACATCCGCAAGAAATATCAACCCCATTGCAGAATGGCTCTGCTTGGAAGAGCTGTGAGCCACTGCGGCGCCCTCGTAGTTTTGGAAACACTATGCGAGCGCCACTTCGGGCGAGCTCCGCACCTTCTCTTAGGTGCGAAGCCGGGTGTGATTGTGCCGAGCCTCGATGAAGATCTCGAATTCCACGGTCGGGACCTTGCCGAGGCAGCTTTCTTTGCTATCGTGGAGCTTTGTCGCGTGTACGGCTACTCGCCGTTCGCGCGCACCCTCAGGTCTTTGCTGACCCGTCGCTAGACGAACAGCAGTTTCTTCCCTTCCGGG